ATAATGATGTTGGATTTTTAACGTTATCTGAATCACCAACACTTTCTTTAATTGGTACAACTCTTCGTATTTCAAATGGCAACAGTGTTGATTTATCTGGATTAGGAAGTAGTGGTGATGGTATAGGAGCAGTCAATGGTATTGTAAAAGCAGACGGTGCAGGTAATATATCAGCAGCCGTGGCAGGAACAGATTACAGTACATTCGACGGTGATTATAATAGTTTGACGAATAAACCAACTATACCAAGTGCATTAACAGATTTAGGCATTATCGACGGAACAAATGGTCAAGTATTAACAACAGACGGTGCAGGTAATTTTAGTTTCACAACAGTTACTAGCGGTACAAGTTATACTGACAGTGATGTAGATACACATCTTAACACAAGTACAGCAGGTGTCAATGAAGTATTAAGTTGGACTGGTACAGATTATGACTGGATAGCACAAACTGGCAGTAGCGGTGTAAGTACATTTGGTATTGCTGGTAATACAGGTACACATACGTTTGATACATCAACAGAAACATTAACATTCCTTGGCACAACAGGACAAATTAATGCAAGCATAGCCGCAAATAATGTTACGCTAGAACTAGATCCGAACATCAACAGTATTACAAGTATCGCGTTCGAAGGTACTACAGACGACAATTTTGAAACAACTATTAGTGCAATAGATCCAACTGCTGATCGTATAATACAATTCCCAGATGCTAGCGGTATAGTAGCACTTACTAGTGATCTTGGAAGTAGTACAGATACACTTAGTGATGTAACTGCACGTGGTGCTGTTACTAGCGATGCTGTTACAATTAACAATACACTCACCGTAACAAGTTTAGATAGTACAGGACTTGGATTTGCAACATTACAAAGTGCAAGTGATATTAGTTTAAATGCTGTTGGTGATATCAATGCAAATAGTAGTAAAATTACAAACGTAGTAGATCCAATTGATTTACAGGATGCGGCTACTAAGAATTATGTAGATACTGCAATTAGTAACAATCTGCTAAGTTTTAATATTACTGCACCAGATAGCAGTAGATACAGCTATACTGGTAGTGGATTTATTGCTGCAACTGATAACCCTGTACTATACTTATATCGTGGATTTACATATCTTTTTATTATCAATTCACCAGGTCATCCGTTCTACTTTACCACTGACAGCGGTGATAATTTTGCTAGCGGAACATACTTTGGCGAGTATACTGATGGTGTAACTGGTTCAAGAACTGATAATGGTACGATTACATTTATGGTACCAATGAATGCTCCAGCAGACCTTTATTATTACTGTGGAAATCATTCTGCAATGAATGGTTCAATCAGGTGTAGGTAAAGGATAGGATAGGATATGAGTACTGAAGACCAAAACAGAGCCGTTGTTACACTACACAAAGGCGTAGATACAGAAGAATTTGTAAACCAGATGATGGATGCTGGATACGATTTACATGACGAAAAGCCCGGCAGTAAACGTAACTTTGACTTTGTTATGACTCAGGAACAAGCCGCCGAATTACGAAAAGATCCACGTATTATAGATGTACGTTATGGTAGTAAAATTGAAAACGGATATCATCTCATTAATGCAAGTTTAGATGAAATTACACGAGCTTATGAGAAAGGGAATACACTAGCATCTGATCAAGGCAATTGGGGACTATTAAGTTGTACTAGTGGTGCTGATCCATATGGTGGCATAAGCGGAACTGTTCCTTATAATTTTCCATATACACTAAGCGGTCAAGACATTGATGTAGTAATTCAAGATACTGGTATTCAACCAGATCACCCAGAATTTATTAGCGATGCTGACGGAGCAACAGTAAGATACCAAGAAGTTGATTGGCCAAGTATCAGTGGACTGAGTGCTACATACACACAGCCAGCGCAATATCACAGAGATATTGATGGACACGGAACACACGTTGCAGGTATTGCAGTGGGTAGACGATTTGGTTGGGCTCGTAATGCCAACATCTACAGTCTAAAAATCTTAGACGATCCTGGTAATACATTTGGTACAAGTGCAAGTTTTAACATGCTAAGAGCTTGGCATACAGTAAAAAGGCAAGTAATCCACAAGATGATAGTGTACCTATTCGTCCTACTATTGTTAACATGAGTTGGGGATATTTTGCTGTCTATGAAAATATTGTTGGTGGAGAATATCGCGGCGCATTATGGAGTGGTACTACTATGCAAGGACAGTATGGTATGATACAAGGTCAACAGTACGAAGGTGAGTGGACACATCCAATTCGTGTTGCTAGTGTTGATGCTGATATTCAAGACTGTTTAGATGATGGTATTATCATGGTTGCGGCAGCCGGAAATGGCAGTCATAAATGTGATGTGCCTGGCGGACAGGATTACGACAACTTCTGGACTAGCAGTTTATACGGCACAACATATTATCATCGTGGATCAACACCTATGGCTCAGCCAGGTGTTATCAGTGTAGGTAATATCAGTTATGTGTATGAGAGTGGGCAGGAACCGCTGTTTAACAGTAGTGAAAAGGGACCACGTGTAGATATTAGCGCACCAGGCGGTCCTATTATGAGTAGTATTGCAACAGGTAGTACAAAAGCATTGGCTAATGGAACATCAGCACACCCAGATAATGCCAGTTGGGAAATCAGTAAACTAAGTGGAACCAGTATGGCATCTCCACAAGTTGCTGGTGTACTGGCATGTTTATTGGAGGCTAGACCACATTATACACAGGCTCAGTGTTTGCGTTGGTTACAGGAAGTTAGCGAAAGTAATAGACTGTATGATCCTACAACTGGTATTCCTAGTACAGACTATAATAATAAACGTGCATTGCAAGGTGCTGCAAACCTTTATCTAAAAACTCCTTTTGTAGGGACTCAACCTTATAACGTAAGCTAAGAGGTAACATGCTCAAAATAGGCACACAATTAGCAAGGATAAATACAAAAAGTAATTTAGGATTTTGCATATGGCGACAAGATATCCATTTGTAGGTATGGTAATGCCAGGATTTACAGTTTATCTGGGGGCGGAAATAAATCATTGTTCAGTCCATTTGGTAGACAGCCATCAACTATTAAAGAGAACAAATGTAAGTTTTACTGGAAATTTAACAACTTAAGGAAAATTATGGCACTTAATACAATCAACGTAGGATACTTAGCCAATGATGGCACAGGCGACGATCTAAGAGAAGCATTTATCAAAGTCAATAATAACTTCGACTACCTAGACAATAGGATAGTAAGCACTTCTACTGGCATAGAAAACATAGGAAGTGGGGAAGGAATTTACGCCTATCAAGACGATGGAAATTATAAATTCAAAAGTTTAAATGCAGGCTCTGGAATTACAATTACATCTTCAGCAAATACTATTACACTTGCAAGCAGCAGTGGTATAGAAAGATTAATTTTTGTAGCAGATGCTGGTTCTATATTGCAAGGTAACAGCACAGGACATATCAAGCTCTACGGCGAAAATAATGTAACCACCCGGACTGATCAAGAAGAAGCAAACACAATAAGAATTGGATTGTCAGGAGATAATCTTGTTGCTCTTGATCCTAATCCTAGATTAAGCGGACAGCTAAACGCAAATAGTCAAAATATTGTTGCAGCTAACGAAATAACTGCCAATACATTCACAGGTAATTTAACAGGACTAGTACACGGCATAGACATTAGACAAATAAACAATGTTATTGACAGCTTTGATTTTGGCACTATCATACAAAATGCACAAAATATATTGGAATTTTTACTTTTTTCTTCTGACATAAATTTTGGTCCTTTTTTAGGTACAGCTGGATCTCCTGTTGTAGACATTACCATAGATGGCGGACCAATAGCATGAAGATATTTTGGCAAATTTCAAATTTATTTAGACTTGCAGTAATTGAAGAGGGAATTTATACAGAAATTTTACTTCCATTACAAGATCTAGGCATCCCATTTGAAGAATCTAATATCAGAATTAGTATTTTAAATGGTAGCATTCCAAAAGGAATGCGATTGGAAAATAATAAAATTCTTGGTACTCCTTTTGAAGTAGAAATAGATACGAGTTGTAAGTTTTTACTAAGGGCTGAAAGATTCGGAATTGTCGATGATAGAGAATTTGAAATTGTCATAAGAGGAGATGACGATCCGGTTTGGATTACGCCTAGTGGTACATTAGATGTAGGCCCAAATAATACATATTTTATTATAGATAGTTCTTTTGTTGATTATCAATTAGAAGGGTTTGATCCAGATACAATATCTGGAGACATACTTACATACTCTATAGATGAAAATGACGGACAACTGCCTCCAGGAATTGAACTTTCAGAATCAGGAAGATTATTTGGGGTTGTTGAACCGATCTTGGCTATTGAAAAATCTCAACAATCTGGTCACTTTGACACTCATTTATATGGCACATATCCATATGATTTTTACACAAAATCTAATAATGGATTTGATAGTTATTATTATGATGTAGAAACTTTTGATTTAAGTTTACCAACAGGATCTCCAAAAAAACTTAATAGACATTACGAATTTAGGGTAGGTATTACAGACGGCATCACAGTTGTAAAAAGAAATTTTACAATATTTGTAGTCGGCGATGATTATTTTAGAGCAGATAATACTGTAATGACTGCAGCCACAGGAGTGTATAGAGCTGATAATACTTTCTTAAGGACTCCTCGATGGCTTACTCCTAGTGATTTAGGCGTAAGGAGAGCAAATAATTATATAACATTAATCCTCGACACTATTGATACAAATTTAATTTTAGGAACAACTTATTATACATTATTAGAAACAAATCCGGACGGATCTCCTAGTATTCTACCACCGGGGACTAACTTAGATGCCAGTAATGGTGAGATTGCAGGTCGTGTCCCATATCAACCTGCAATTTCAAAAACTTATAGGTTTACGATTAGAGCGACCAGATTGATTCCTAATTACTCTGCATCTAGTAATAGCGATAAAACCTTTACTATTAAAATTTTAGGAGAAGTTGAAAGCTTTCTAAATTTTACTACACACGAAAATTTAGGAAGAGTAAGCAGTAATTACGCCAGTGAGCTGTCAATCCAAGCTACATCTACAGTGCCTGGCGCTACCTTATTATTTACCTTAACAGGAGGAAGACTACCTCCTGGATTAACAATGCTCTACACTGGAGAAATAATAGGTAAAATTAATAGCTACGGAAATAATATTACACCAGGTTTAACAATTTTTACTGATACAGACAATAACGCCAAGCAAATATTAACTTTTGATAATAACACAACTACTATAGACAGAAAATTTATTTTTGAAGTAAGAGTTCAAGACCATTATGGATTTAGTGCTATAACAAAAGAATTTTATATTTCTGTTGAAGATCCAAAAGATAAATTTTTTAGTAATTTATATGTGGCTCCAATGCTGCCAGAAAACAAAAGATTAGAATACTTTGACTTCATTAGCCAAAACGAACTCATTCCTACAAATTTTATTTATAGACCTAATGATCCAAATTTTGGTGTACAAAAGAAAATGAAGATGCTTATCTATGCAGGAATCGAAACTCGACTAGTAAGCGATTACGCAATAGCTTTTGCTAAAAATCATAAGAGAAAAAAATTTAAATTTGGAAAAATAGACTTTGCTATTGCAAAACGTCCTGGAACAAATGACATCATATATGAAATTATTTACATTAACATAATTGATCCAGCAGACAAGATAGATGCTACAACAAGAGAAAAATTTACAATTAATACAAAAAAATTATTAACAGTTGACGTTGCACACTATGATGTCGAACCCGACAACAAAGAAAATGAATTTCCAGCAGGAACTTACGTGCTGCAAAGAAACGGAAATATAGTTACGCATTTCTTTACACCAAATTTTGATATCTCTATTAGAGAAAACGATGTCGTCAATGCGTCAATATCACAGATACCCATTATTCCTAGAGTAGGTCCTGAATTAACTTTACAGTCTACCATACAAGCAACACCTGCTCCATTTAGATTTAGACCTAATAATCCTAATCCTGTTACAATCGACAGCAATGCATTAAAAATAGATTCTAAAACTCAATATGAAAAATATTTAAGCAATCTTACTAACATGAGAAATAAGATAAAAAATTTAGGAGAAACAGAAATTGAATATTTGCCTTTGTGGATGCGTTCTTCTCAACAAGGTCAGGTAGATTACATTGGGTACAAACCTGTTGTTCCAATATGTTATTGTAAACCTGGATATAGTGAAAGAATAATTGCAAATATCAAAAACAGTGGATTTGATTTTACAAATTTTAATTTTGACATTGATAGATATATAATTGACAGCACAACAGGAATAGGTCAGGAACAGTATCTACTTTTTAACAACTACGAATATAATTTATAAATAATGAAACGGAGAAATAAATGGCAAGCAATATAAACAGTATAGGTATAGACGAATTTTTTCCAATTGCAGGACAAGACAATGATAGCCAAGGTTTTAGAGATAATTTTAATATTATAAAAAATAGTTTATCTACAGCAAAAACAGAAATTACAAGTTTGCAAGATAATAGTGCAGATACTACACAAACGAATAATTTTAATAATAATGTTATTATGAATGCAAATTTGCTATCTACTACTGAATTTGTATACACTGTGCAGAATGCTACAGAGCAAACAACTATATATTGGAATAACGGAAATTATCAAGTTATTCAAGCAGGAAATGATATTTTAATTACACTTAGCGGATGGCCTACAGATATATACGGTAACGACGGTATTGATCGATTAGCTAAATTACGTTTAGCTATTTCAGGTGACGGTAATGCAAGAACAATTACTTTTAACGATGCTAGTGGCAGAAGCATTAGGGTTCCATCAACTTGGCCAACTCCATTCCAAGTAACAAATACCGATAGGCCAAAAATAGTAGATTTTTGGACAACAGATGCATTAGTGCTTTATGCCGACTATGTAGGAGAATTTGGAACCTAAAATGATATTATCAGAATTTGATAAAAATTTTAAAGATATTACAGAAAAAGAAATATTAGAAAAATTAGTAGATGTAAATAAAAAATATTTCTTAACCAATAATCCGCAAGTAAAACATCAACTGGAACTAATTAAGTTTGAATTAGAAGAAAGATATGAGTTTTTAAAAAAACAACAAAATGAATTTGACAATTTAATCAAAATAGTTTAAAATTAAGCATGGATTTTTCATTAAACAACATTCCAGTACTAAATGATGATGATTTAATTCATTACTTGTATACTGATCCTGCAATAAATTTAAATAATTTGTTTTGCAAACAATCTACTAACCTCTTAAAATTTAACAAGAATTGTGATAAGTTTGGTTTCTCTCCTTTAAACATTACTACTTTTGAGTGTGTAAATAAAATTAAAGACGAGGAGTTTTATAAAAACATATTAATTCCGG